TAGTGAAGAACCTACGGGAAGTAATGACGGGGGAGAGTGACCCGAAGGTAGCGGCATCGCGTGTGGCCGCGGCGCGACTGATTGCGGAACTGGCAAAGATGATTCGTGGTGGGGACCACGGTCCGCGGACGGCGGTGCAGGTGAACATCATGAGTCGGGAAGCGGTGAAGAAGCAACGGGAGAGTCAGCGGTGAACGAGGCATCGCTCATTTTAGAGCCGCCGCCGGTCAGCGTGACGGTGCCGCACAACTTCATTCGACGTTCGTACCAGTGGCCGTCGTACTACGCGTTGGTGGCGGACGGGAAGAAAAGACTCATCTGCGTGAACCACCGGCGGAGTGGGAAGGACAAGAACGCGTGGAACACCATGATCGAGGAGGCCTTTCGGCGGGTGGGGTCGTACTACTACTTTTTGCCGACGTACTCCCAGGCGCGGAAGATTATCTGGCAGGGCATGGACGACAACGCGTTCCGGTTCATTGACCACATCCCGGTGGAACTGATGGCGCGCAAGCCGCTGGATGACGAGATGCTGATTCAACTGACCAACGGGAGCCAGATTCAGTTGGTGGGGACGGACAACATCGACCGGGTGGTGGGGACGAACCCGGTGGGGTGCGTGTTCTCGGAGTATTCACTGCAGAATCCGCGGGCGTGGTCGTACATCGAGCCGATCCTGGTGGCCAACGGGGGATGGGCGTGGTTCGTGTTCACGCCGCGGGGTAAGAATCATGCGTGGAAGCTGTACCAGGCGGCGCGGGAGAATCCGGACGAGTGGTATGTCGAGAGTCTGGACATCACCCAGACGTGCAACGAGGCGGGAGAACGCATCATCACCGACGAGAAGATTGCACAGATCCGGAAGGAAGGACGCGAGGAGGCGATCGTACAACAGGAGTATTTCTGCAGTTTCTCCATCGGCCAGCGTGGCGCGTACTACACCGACCTGCTCGAACGACTGGAATCGGACGGGCGCAACCGGGGGATGTACAACCCGGCGTTCCCGGTGTATACCGCATGGGACCTTGGGGTGCACGACGCGACCAGCATATGGTTCGCGCAACGGCAGGGGGGCCGGCCGGTGATTGTGGATTGCATGGAGATGCGTGATGTGGGGTTGAATATCATCATCAAGCGGGTGCTTTTGAAACCGTACATCTACGGGGGACACTTCGCGCCGCACGACATCAAGCAACGCGAGCTGTCCAGCGGCCAGACGCGTCTGGATGTGGCCAGGACCCTGGGCATCAACTTCCGGGTGGTGCCCAGCGTGAGCGTGGAGGATGGCATCGAGGCGTCACGACGGATGCTGGCCATGTGTGAAATTGACGGAAAAACATGCATGGGCGGATTGGATGCACTACGGAATTATCGGCGTGAGTACGACGAGGAGCGGATGGAGTATAAAACCCATCCGTACCACGACTGGGCGAGCAACTACAGCGACGCGTTCCGCTATCTATCCCTCGTTATTTTTCAGAATCTTGAAAGAAAAGACTTGCAAAACATAAAAGTGGACTCTACATTCTCCGTTTGGGAGAACTGATGATGGCCCCACCGCGGTACGACCTCAAGAAAACATACCAGGCCGTGAACCCGTCATTGTTCGGTGGCGGGGGAGTGACCTTCCGATTGCCGACCGATTACGCGTTGCCGGGTCCGACCGGAGAACTTCCCCCATGGGCCGTTGCAGGCGGGAAGAAGGCAAAGGCCAGTCGACCCAACGTCGACATTCCAGAATTCATACAGGGCACCCTGGGCGAGGGACCGCTCACACGACGGATCAGAGAATACTCGACGTTTCAGAATACCCTTCAGGGGCGCAGACCATTCGGTGGAGGAAACGTCGCGTTTCACCTGTGGAAGAAAAGCGGCGGGTTAGAGAACGCGACGATGAATCAAAATGGAGAGGTCACACTGCCCACGGGCGGTTTCGTTTCCAATAGACCTCAAATAAGCAAACCGTTTTCACGTCTTCACAATCTCATGGTTTAGGAGGAGAACATGCCAGGACCGAACGTCAACGCGCGCGCGGTGATCACGGCGCATAACACATTCACGGATGCGGTGGCCCTGCAGCCGGCGCCGCTCGAGTTTGGAATTTCCATCAACTACGCGGTGGGGTCATCGGGGACGGTGACCGTCCAGCGCAGTTTCGACTGGGGTGTGTCATGGGAGGATGTGGAGGCGTTCACGGCCAGTGCGCAACGCAACGGCCGGTCTGACTCGCCCAAGACACTGTATCGTGTCGGTGTGAAGACAGGCGGCTTTGGTGCGGGAACGATCACGGTGGCCATCACCCAGGGGTAGTCCATGAACATTTGCGAGAAGATTGTTTCTCGTTACGACAAGTTGAATTCCGCCCGGATGAATTTCTCCTGCTTGTATCAGGACATCGCCGAGTTTTTCTATCCGACCAAGGCCAACATCACCACGAAACGATATCCGGGGACGCAGAACAACCAGCGAATCTACGATTCAACGGCGGTGCTTTCAGCCAGCCGGCTGGCGTCTTCGCTTCAATCCACGTTGACCAGCGACGTGGTGCAGTGGTTCGATCTCGTCACGACGAACGAGGCATTGAACCGGATGGAGAACGTGAAGCGGTGGTTGGCAGACTCTACGGATCGCATGTTCGTTGCGTTGCAGCTATCGAATTTCGGAAGCGCCGCCAATGAGACCTACCAGGACCTGACCACGTTCGGATGTTCGCTGATGCTGGAAGAGGAAGCGGTCCCTGTACGCGGCGGATTTGGCGGCCTCGTTTTCCAGACGTACTACCAGAACGAGTATGTTTGGGATGTGGACGAGTCGCAACGGGTGAACGAGGTCTATCGCAGCAACAAGATGATGCTGACCGACATCGTGGAACGATTCGGCGAGAAGAATCTCACGACGAAGATGCAGGAGGCGTGGAGAAACGGGAAGTACGAGGCCGAGTTCACCATCATCCATGCAGTGCTTCCCCGGAGCGACTACATCATATATGGCCCGCAGACACGAATGCCGTGGGCCAGCGTGTACGTTTGCCTCGAGGACAAGGAGATCGTCAAGGAATCGGGGTATCGTCGGTTCCCGTATGTCGCCCCGCGATTCTCCTTGTCGAGTGATGAGTCATACGGCCGATCGCCGGCGATGGATGCGGTGCCGGACACACGCACGTTGAACCGCATCGTCGAGCTGGAATTGAGGAGCATGGTGAAGGCGGTGAATCCGCCGCTCACCACGGACGACGACGGCGTCCTCGGTGGAACCATCGTGCTCAAGCCGGGTGGCATCACCTACGTCCGGCAGGGCTCTTACCTGAAAGCCCTCGAGAGTGGCGTGCGTTTCGATGTGGTCAACCTGAAAAAGATGGAGTTGCAGGACGCCATTCGCAAGGCGTTCTTCATGGATCAATTATTTCTGCCTCCACAGCAGAACACACCGCCGACGGCGGCCGAAATCAATCGACGGACCGAACAGATGTTTGGCATCATGGGTCCGCAGGCGTCTCGATTGGTCGTTGAACTGTTGCGCCCGCTCGTTCGCAATACATTCGATATCATGCGGAACGCGGGCGCGTTTGACGAGCCACCCGTTGAGGTCCTGGAAGAGTTTGCCCGCACCGGGCAACCCGTCATCACCGTGAATTTCAAGGGCGCCCTCGCGCGAGCGCAGAAGATGAACGACGTGATTGCGGCCGAACGGTGGCTGGCGGAAGTGGTTGGCCCGGCGGCGCAGATCAATCCGGAGTCCATCGACATGGTGGACACCGATGAGTTTGTTCGCATGGGTGGCGAACGCCTCGGGGTTCCGCTCAGCATCGTGCGCGACCCGGCCAGTGTGACCAAGATCCGCAAGCAACGCGCCAACGTGCAGGCCGCCGCCATCAAGCAGCAACAGCAGATGCAGATGCTCGAAACGATGGGAAAGGCCGGATTGACACAACCCGCGGAGGCCACCGTTGGAGCTGCGTGAGAAAGCGGCGACGTACCACGTCGTCTTCACGTCGGAGTCAGGAAAGAAGGTGCTGGATGACTTACGAGGTGAATTCTTCTGCACACCGATGCGATCAACCGTCTACCGGGACGCGAACGGGCGCGTGGATGAGTTTGGTGCTATTTTTAATGCGGGATGTCGGGAAGTCGTTCAGCACATCGAGGCATTGATCGAACGACACATTCACCCGGAGCGTTTCCAGGTGAAGACGCAGGAACCCACCACCGACGAGATGATGGATCTCGTCAAGTAACGGAGGATGCGATGGCCGACTGGACCGAATCTTTACCCGCGGAGCTTCAAGAAGAGGAGTCGCTCAAGTCATTCAAGAGCGTGGAAGATTTGGCGAAGTCGTACCTGTCCACCAAGCAGATGGTGGGCGGTTCCATTCGCATCCCGGCGGCCGACGCCCCAGTGGAAGAGTGGCAGAAGATTCATGCGAAGCTCGGATGGCCGGAGAAACCGGACGGATATCAGAAACTCGATACCACGAAACTTCCAGAAGGGCTTGAAGTGGATGAGCAGTTCATGGGAGATTTTTACAAGTACGCCCATGCCAACATGCTCACCAACAAGCAGGCCAACTCATTACTCCAGGCCATGAACGAACGCCAACTCGGCGCACTAAAGACGCTGAATGAAGAACAGGCGAAGGCGAACCAGGAGGCCGAATCACGGCTGGACAAGGAATTTGGTCAGGCCAAGGCGGCCCGTCTCGAAGAGATCCGCCGGTTCATGATCCAGATGGCGCCCGCCACCGTGATGGACAAGATCGACAAGGCCGACTGGGGCAAGGATCCGGACTTCCTGGTGTTCATGAACAAGATCGCCCAGTCGTGGGTGGACGACCGGGCCATCGTGAAGGGACGCACCATCAACCCGATGCAGAACACGCCGGATCAGATTCTGAACAAGATTCACGAACTCGAGAAAGATCCGCGGCATCTGAACGGGAATCATCCCGAGCATCGAAAGGTTCTTGACGAAATCAAGAAACTTTGGATGATGATGCCGTCGAAGCAGAACGCGTAGGATTACCGCTGGTTGGCGGCCCTACCGACAACGCAACCCGACCGGCCCGCGTAAGGGCAAGGAAGGACCGGGAGCGTTTCCCGATTATCCTCCGCAACTGTGCTGGTGGACATTGTGTTCATCAGTTTGTGCGTGGAGGATATCATGAGCTTCAGCATTACAGAGGCGTTTGTCAATCAGTACAACGCCAACATTCTCTTGCAGACCCAGCAGATGCAGTCTCGTCTGGCGGGTTCCTGCACGTTGACGTCTGGAATCATCGGCGAAGCCACGGACGTTGAGCGCGTGGCCTCGACCGAAGCCCTGTCCCCGACCGGCCGCCATTCGGACGGCCCGCTCGTTTCCAGCGAACACACCCGGCGCTGGATGTATCCGGACATGAAGGAGTGGGGTGAGATGATCGACAAGGACGACGAGAAGGAGATGTTGATCTCCCCGGCGTCGACCTACATCCGGAACGGGATCGCGGCCCTCGAACGGGCCAAGGACAAGATCGTCTACGATGCCATCCGCGGCACCGCAGCGACCGGCCATGCCGGCGCGACTGGCGTGGTTCTTC